GAGACAATGAATCTTCGTTTCATCCTGCCGGAAGTGCCGGGGATTGGAGTATGGCAGATAGATACCGGCTCTATTAACTCAATTATAAATATCAATTCCTGTGCTTATCATATCAAACAGACGCTTGGCAGGTTAGCATTAATACCGCTTAAATTAACGCTCGAATCTATACAGGTCAATAACCCCGAAACTGGCAAGAAACAAACCGTGTATGTTTTGAATCTAAGAACCGACGTGACTCTAACGCAACTAGCGACGTCAGCCAGAGAGCAAACTAAGATGTTACAAGTTGGATCACTTGAAGACGCTTTCGATATGCAAGTCGAGGATGATATCAATGAGTTCTGGCCGGATGGTGGAACTTCACCCGATAAAATAAAAGCTACAGCAGCAACTAAACCCGAACCAGTAATCGAAGGGCAAATCATATCTTCAGACAAGGACTTCGATGCCATGGAGTCCGCATCTTCGAAACAGGAGACGGCAACCGCACCGCAACCGGTACCTGTTAAAAAAGCAGCTCAAAAAGCCAAAGCAAGGCCTGTTAAGGCTGATAGGGACGCCTCGGCAATAAAGACGGTCAACGACTTATACAAAGCCTGCAATGAGGATTGGGACATGCAGCCGCGGGATGTACTGCAAAGTCTGAAACTAGACTCACAATCACAGATTACTGACTTACCGGGTGAGTGTTACGTGAAAATTAAGGCGGGGAAAGAATAAATTTAAAGGAAGGAGATAAAACAAAATGGGCAAAGCGGATATCACGATAAACATGGATACTCCTTGCCCTGTTTGCCCGCCCGAATACACAGAGTATATAAAACAGATTTCTATTAAAAACAGAAGAGCTTATATCCGTGCTATTACTCCGGCAGGATTTGCAAAAGCGTTTTTCGAGGCAAATAAATGACTATCAAAATAATCAAATGCCCTGTTTAAGAACAATACGGCGAATACAAGAAGGATAATTGATGAAGATACCTGTCGAAGCGTTGGGAATGGGTTTTAATAACACGGGTTATCCCGGGGCTTTTACTCCTGTTGTTGATAGGATTGTTAAAAGCCTTGTATCGGGAAAGGTTTTACATTTGTTCTCCGGTCAAAGTTTAATCGGCGATGAACGAGTAGACATAGAACACAAAAACGCAACTCTAAATTGTAACGTCAAAGAGTTTATTAAGACCGATAGTCGAAATTGGGATTGGGGTATTCTTGACCCGCCTTATCAAATAACAAGGACTGATGTAAAACTCAATGGATATGGTTTAAGCGGTGCTATTTCAAGCGATGTTATATTCAGGCGAAATCTCAAGGTCTATTTACGCAGTCATACTGACAATATACTGTGGCTCGATTATTGTGCACCTGTTATCAAAGGCTTTAAGAGAGAAAAACTATGGCTCTTACTGCCCGGCGGCTTCCATACTGTAAGGGTGTTATCGTGGTTAAAACGCAATCAAAAAGAGATGAATCTTACAGGAGACATAAATGCTTAACCCGCCAGAATTAGGAGTTAACGGGTAAATATAATATATGCTATGATATATTTTATGAAAATAACAATTAAAAAACTAAAGTGTAACAAATGTGGATACGAATGGATCCCCCGAAAATCAGATGTTAGGCAATGTCCTAATAAAAAATGTCATTCTTTATACTGGGATGTCCCTAAAGTGGAAGCTAAATAAATGGCTGATATTTTAGAAGGTAAGAAACTAACCTACGAGGAATTAGTGAATATCCTCTGTCTGGTGTCTGTCCGGCTGGAACGGCTGGAAGAATACGTTAGCTGGCTGAATAAAGAAATTTCTAACTGGGCAGAGTTCCAGACAGGGGAAGTCCTTAAAACAGAATGTGATATTAAAAGATACAAAGTTCCCTACAAGAAAATTGACGAACTTGAACAAGACTTAAAAAACTATATTACTTTCAATGAGGACAGGAAATCCAAGAAAAAAAACAAACCTCAATACGAACAAAAAGGAGTCATCCAAATATGAGCCTTCCTAAAGTTATAGACGTGGTTGGCGGATATGATTATTATTGGGAAAATGAAAATATACGAATAGAATGCCGTAGACTCACCTTGCATTCACAGGAGTTAAAAGGTGAGATAGTTATCTCCTCTACATCTCCGGGTGTATCCTCAGGACATCTACATCAGGCTAGTTTTAATTTCTCATCCGGTGTTACAAGGGATAGATTAGCCAGTATCCTCAATAAACGTTTGGAGGCGGATTGGGGGGCAATCCTCGAACAAGTCTGTGTCTATACCCTTGAAAAGTTCAGACGGGGAGAATCAATTATAGAAATAAATACAGACGATGGAACCGCTACTCCCCCGGAATTTTTGATACATCCTTTTATAATACGTAATTATCCGACTATAATCTTTGGCGACCCGTCATCATCTAAAAGTTTATTTGCCTTGATACTTTCAGTTCTTATGATTTTGCCCTGGTACGACAACCCTTTTGAATGGGCAGTCCCAAGTAAGCCAATCAAAATACTTTACTTGGATTGGGAGACCGACGAATCGACTATAAGATGGTCACTTTCCTGTATTCAAAGGGGGATGAATCTGCCCCCATTATTTTTGAATTATTTACGTTGTAGCTCCCCACTGAATTATGATATTGAACAAATCTCAGGGAAAGTTATAGAAAGCAAAGCAGAAGTGGTGATAATCGATAGCCTGGGGTTAGCCGCCGGGGGTGATTTGAATTTAACAGAGCCAGCACTTAATTTTTGGACAGCATGGAGAAAACTTAAAACAACCAGTTTGATATTAGCTCATACAGCAAAAAGCGAGGACAAAAAGAAATCAGTCTACGGGAATGTTTATTATACAGCAGAAGCCCGGTCAATCTGGGAGATTAAAAAATCACAAGAGGCAGACTCAAACGAAATGGATATAGCATTATTCCATCGCAAACCGGCTCCATTTACCAGACTTCATAAACCAATGGGGTTGCACATGGAATTTAAAGGGGACGGCGAAATAGATAACAAAACCATAATTAGTGGAAGTTCCCCACAGTCTATTGGAGAATTTTTATCGGCGTTGGGAACACAAGCTCAAATTAAAGACCTCCTAAAAGATGGTATTAAAACAACACAGGAAATTCAAGATGCTTTATCTATCACAAATAACAATGCCAGGGTGGCTCTTAAAAGGTTAAAAGACAAAAACGAGATTATCAAACTGGATTCAGGGAAGTGGGGGCTATGTATTATATGAATGTTACAGCGTTTTGTTACACTCCCCTTATAGGGGGAGAGTGTGTAACGTAACGCCTTTTGTTACAGTAACGTTACACCGTTACACTAGGTGTAACGGTTAGCAAGATAGTAATCAAAGTATACAGAATAAAAAAGGAGGAGGAGAACAAATGAAAGATAAATGTCTAACTTGTGAAACTGTAAAGGGGGCTTCAGCCCGTATATCCGAACTTGAAGCAAGCAATGAATCTCATAGAAAACTCAATGGGGAATTAAGAGCGGAAAATAAAAAACTAAAGAACATAATAGCTAATAAAGATAAGATAATTCTGGCTTCACTTGAACGTATTAAGGAATTAAAGTGAGGTAAACAATGAATAGTAAAGAACAGACAATAGAACAGATAACACTTTTATTGCAGACATCATCAACAGGTATAAACGGAGAGGGTTATCAAGATGTTATTGCTTTAGACAGAAAATCAGCAAAAAGATTTGTGGATAATATATTAAACATTCCCAACGTAGTCATTCTACAGGATGAAGATTGTTCGGATGATAAGACATTATTATTAGAAACTGGAACTAAAGATAAGGCATTATTGGTTATAGAAGCGATGATAGAAAATAACACTTTCATAGATGATTTACAATTACATCCAATTAAAGATGCTAACACTAATCTTTTGCTTCGTTTTTTGCTCGACATATATGAGATAGCACACGTAGCTACTAATCCATCTTGTATTCCGGCACATAAAGAATGGGTTGAAAAATTAGAATCTACATACCAGTTAATGCATGAAGCAGGAGAGTTTTAGAGGAAGTGCAGAGAATAAATGAAAGTTAGAATTGATTCTTTAGATCTATTGTTCAGTCGATATATCAGAATGAAAGCGAGCTGGAAATGTGAGCGCTGTGGTTCTACCCCAGACAGGAGGGGGCTACATTGTCATCACGCTATAAATCATCGAAGAAAGCTATCGACGCGCTGGGATGAAGATAATTGTATTTCGGTTTGTCTCGGATGCCATCAGTATTTTGAGGAAAATGACGAATATGAACAAGATTTTATGATTAAGAAACTGGGACAGGAAAGGTACGACCTGGTGAAAGCAAGGGGGAGATATAACGGAAAGACAGACAGGGAATTAATCAAGCTCTATTTGAAAGCCAAAATCAAGGAACTGGAATCGAGCGAGGTATAAATGCTGATATACGAAATTCTGTTAGACGAAGGTACGGAACACGGCGTCGGTGTCGAAGTATATTTGTGGCGCCCGGATGATTTTGGGCGGATAGCAGAGATTTTGAGAGGTGTAGTTTGAAAACAGAGACACAGAGCGTAACAGGCAAGGTGATGATGGAGCTGTCGGAGAAAGAGGCGCATTTAATTAAAAGACTTCGCACATTGGTATTTGGCAAAGTATTAATACACCAGGAAGATAATCAACCAGTAAGGATCGAGGAAATCAGGGAGAATATTAAACTTTAGGAGGAATTTTATGAGTATAGTTTGTTGCAAAATATTAGAAGACCGAATAGAGATAGCCTCGGACTCTATTATGGTTCAAGGATATACCCAAGAAAAGGGGAAGGATAATTACTCTAAGTTATCCTCAGTGAATGGAATGGTTATTGGAAGTTGTGGCACTGCCAGTGAAAGTGGATTAATGCAGGTCTTTGCCCTAACGCATAAACCCGCATACTCAAATGAGGATGGAATACTAAATTTTATAACTGAATTTTGTGAGTGGAAAAAATTAAAAACAGGGGAATTTAAACTTGAAAATCATTATATTATAGCATTTGATAGTAAAGTATTTTATATAGAAAACTACTTCGTTAAAGAGGTTGTTTCTTATGAAGCTGTTGGCGCTGGTAGAGAGTTTGCATTGGCAGTCTTATATCTCGGAAATGACGTTGAGCAGGCAGTGAGCGTATCTTGCGAATTGTGTATTTACTGCGAAAAACCAATAAAGAAATTTGTAATTCCTATTAACTAAAACTTAATAATCGCTATCGAAGCACTCGAGGAGGTAGATAAAAGATGAAAACCGAAAATCAAAAAATAAATAAAATGCTCTGTAAACTATTCGGGCATTACCAGACTCCGACGGGGTATGTAGAGGGTAGCGTTTGCCCTAGATGCGGAGAACAATTGCCAGCACACCCCTGGCCGAGAAGGTGAAGGATGCAAATATACTGGATTTTATTTGACGAGCATCCCCAGGCTCTGCAACATCTATACGATCTGCAAATGAGACGCTACGGCACAAAACTGGATGTGCCGAAAGAATCGGATATCTCAACTATTCGACACTATCGGCTCCCCGTATGCCATCCGGCGAAAGAGACGAACTGGGATAAAGAGATCCGGCTGCCGGCGCTGCATCAGCGGGGGGTCGTATGACCTGGTGGTCGCCAGGGAAAATAATCTTCGACCGCGGCCAGTGCATCTGGATGATCAGTGATGTTCTACCGCTTGAAGCTGGTATGTGGCCGATTGAGCCGGTAGAGACTGGGTATGTCGGTGGAAGTCGGACACGCCGCTATGCAGCTCCGTTCGAGGGTGCTGGATGTGTCAGAGCCGAACTTGAGCAGAGATTAGAGACGACCGGGGAAGCCGGGGAAGCTCTTATAGACGAGGTGCAGTCTGGCATTGAGGATTATGAGCTGTTATCAAGACCGGCACGACGGGTTTTAAATTATATCAGCTCCGGACCGAAAAGAAGAAAACAGACATATGCAGAGTGGAAATCACATCGAAAGTATAAGCATAAAAGGACAGATATGTCCCCAAATCCATTAAAACCTTGACAATTTAAGATTGTGGTGCTAAATTACCTGTATATAGTGATAATTTATGCCCTCATACCATGCGAAGTTATCGCCGGGGCTTTCTCTAGGTCGTTTTTCTAGGTTTCGACCAATAGGGGCTTTTACATTTGGGGCAGATTGTAGGGTTTTTTGGTGTACGTTGATACCAGGTATGCTGGCATCTAAGACATTTTAATAGTTTCATTTGTCCTCCTGTATATTTTATTCATCTCACGCTATATATTGATTACTAACGCCAGCTAGCCTTTAAACTCCAAGCATCCGATCCCCAACAAGCTAGCGCATATTCTTTGGCTTGCTCAAGGCTGTTAGCTTTGTGGCATCCTGATTCTGTGTCTGTCTCATCATCATACCAGCGATAATAACCCTCATCATCTTTCCGGCATACAATTTTAATCCGTCTGTCCTCGTCATTGTGATTAATTGTTGCTACTAATAGATTTTTCATTTTTCTCCTCCTTTATCTTTAATTACCTATAGTATATATCTACAGGTAACAATTGTCAATAGGTTTTTGCACTATTTTAAAATATATTTTTAAATTTCTTTTATTTTAATGGGAGTAAACCAAGATGCCCTCGAAACCGATATCAGGTTGTCATATATCAAACTGCCCGAATTTATCAGTAGAATATTCGGGATTATGCGCTGAACATTTGAAGTCCCGTAACCAGAGGGTTGATATGGAGCGGGGGACGGCGGCGGAGCGGGGTTATAACAGGAGATGGAGAGACGCACGGGCGTTCTACCTTGCACAATACCCGCTATGTGTTATGTGCCAGAAAGAAGGGCGCGTTACAGTCGCTACGGTTGTTGACCATATTATCCCTCATTGTGGTGATTATACTTTGATGTGGGATGAGGGGAACTGGCAATCACTATGTACCTCGTGTCATTCAAAGAAGACCGCACTGGAAAACGGTGGGTTCGGAAAGAAAATTAAAAAATAATTTTAAAATAATTTTACGGAGGGGCGTACGGCTATGCAAATCTCTACAGCCTTAATAACTGTAGACCGAGTGTGCTCCACCGCGTTATAATTCACAAAATAGGCAACAGGGGGTCAAGATGCCCAACGAGTTAATAATAGAATCACTAAAACCATTAGAAGCGGATATAAATTCTATCAAGATTGACCCTAGAAACGCGCGTAAACATCCGGTACATAATCTGGAAGTTATAAAAAACTCTTTAAAAACTTACGGGCAAAGAAAACCGATTGTAGTTAACCAGAATACAAATATCATAGAAGCTGGTAACGGAATGTACCAAGCAGCTAAAGAACTCGGCTGGGATAAAATAGCCGTTGTATTTGTCGATGATGTCAAAGAGGTGGCTATGGCCTATGGGTTAATGGACAACCAGTCGGCTCTGATAAGTGAATGGGATTTACCCACATTGAAAGACCTCTTAACTGAACTTGATGACGGCGAAGTCAATATGGATTTAACAGGCTTCGATAATAAAGAGATAGAGGATTTGATGAACCAACTTCATACTCCAGAAGAAGGTTTAACTGATGATGACGCTATCCCTGAGAATGTGGAGACTATCTGTAAGAAAGGCGATTTATGGCAGTTAGGAGAACACAGGCTCTTATGCGGTGACAGTACAATTATAACCGATGTAGAGAAGTTGATGCAGGGCGAGAAGGCGGACATGGTGTTCACTGACCCGCCTTATGGAATGCGTTTAGACGCTGACTTCTCTGATATGAAAGGAATCGCTGGTGGTAATAAGTATGAGAATGTTATTAATGATGATATAGATTTTGACCCGTTATTTATATTGGCATCATTTGAGTATTGTAAAGAGATAATATTATGGGGAGCTGATTATTACTCGGAAAGAATCTTAAATCGCAATACTGGGAGTTGGTTTGTTTGGGACAAGACGGGAGCTGGAATTAGGACTAATTCCAGCTATGACAAAATGTTTGGTAGTAATTTTGAACTCTGTTGGTCAAAAACAAGACACAAACGGCAAGTAGTCCCTGTTTTATGGAAGGGAATATTTGGATTATCAAAAGAGGATACAAGAAAACGGTTACATCCCACACAGAAGCCAGTTGAATTATGTGTCTGGTTTATAGATAAATTCAGCAAGCAGAGCAATCTTATCATCGACCTCTTCGGCGGTTCAGGTTCTACATTAATTGCCTGTGAGAAGCTATCACGCAAATGCAGGATGATGGAGATAGACGAACATTACGGCGATGTAATTATAAAACGCTGGGAAGACTTTACAGGTGAAAAGGCAGTTAAATTAAATGAGTAGACGACCAAGACCCACGGTTATTAAGATAAAAGAAGGCGAACCGAATAAAAACCGCATCAATTTCAACGAACCTCAGCCTACTGGTAAAACCACAGCCCCAAAATTCCTTAACCGGTATGCTCTTAATGAATGGAAGCGGATAGTTCCTGAATTAGAAAGATTAGGTTTATTCACCAAGATTGACCGCGTTTCACTTGCTGCTTATTGCCAGGTATACGGCCGCTGGGTAGAGACCGAAAATAAAATCAACGAAATAACGGAGAAAGCGATTGAGTCCGGCGGTGACGCTTCGAACGCTTATCTACTCAAAACACAGGCTGGTAATGTGATAATCAGTCCGCTGTTATCGGTTGCAAATCGTTGTCTCGAGCAAATGCACACTTTTTTAATTGAATTCGGGATGTCTCCTGTCAGTAGAGGCCGGATTAACATAGCAAAAGATGAGAAAGAAGATGACATGGAGAAATTTATGAAAGAATTAGCTCCATAATCCATAATTGGAGAGATAGATGCCCGTTAAAATAGAAATCCAAAAACCACTATTCAGTCAGGCTAAAGCGGACAGGGCAATCCGATTCATAGAAAATTTAGAACTTACCACTGGTGAATGGAAAGGTAGAAAGTTCGAACTCCTTCCGTGGCAGCATAAGATTATTAGTGATGTATTCGGGACTATCAGGGAAGACGGATACAGACAATATAACACGGTATACATCGAGATCCCCAAGAAAAACGGTAAAGCTTTGGCACTTGATACTCCATTACCTACACCATCCGGATGGACTACTATGGGTGAAGTTAAACTGGGTGATGAGTTATTTGATGAACAGGGTCACACTTGTCGCGTAACCCATGCAACCAGAATTCAATACGGTCACCCGTGTTATGAGGTTGTCTTCGAAGATGACAGCAAGATTATTGCGGATGAATCCCATTTATGGCTGACTTCGACTTATAAACCTTGGTTGAAAACAAAATTACACACCACAAAGGAAATTGCCGAAACGCTCGCCTATCAGAACGGGCATAATCATAAGATAGCTAATCCTTTACCATTAATACTTCCTAGTGCCACATTACCGATTGACCCTTATATTTTGGGTTATTGGCTTGGTGATGGTAGGAATGATGATGCTGAATTCACTATGAGTGAGGCAGACTATTACAATTTTGTTGCTCAAGTAGAAAACGCTGGATACTATACTACCGTTCCTAAAAAGGATGCGAGACACCCTGGTACATTCGATGTACGGGTATCTCTATCACCAATCGGAACGGCTAATCATAATGGGAGACCTACCCTTATTGGGTCTTTGCGTGATTCTAACCTCTTAAATAATAAACATATCCCTAGCTCATATCTAAGGGCATCCTATCAGCAAAGACTATCACTATTACAGGGTTTAATGGATTCGGATGGTTATGTTTCGAAGGCTGGACAATGCGAATTCACCACCACGGAATCGCAAATAGCATCTGATGTATTAGAGTTATTGATTACGCTGGGATTTAAACGGTCATTCAAAGCAGAGACGGCTAGACTATATGGTAAAGATTGCGGGTTAAAATATAGGATTCAGTTCTGGGCATATCAAGGTAACCCTGTTTTTAAGTTAAAACGCAAACTAGAACGTCAAAAACTGCTACCTATTAAATACCCCCGAAACTTCTTCAGAAAAATAGTTGCCGTCAATCCAGTCGAATCCGTACCTGTAAAATGTATTCAAGTTGACAGTTATTCTCACTTGTATCTGGCTGGCGAAGGCATGGTTCCGACACATAATACAGAAATGGCCGCCGCTGTCGGGCTTTACCTGCTTTTTGGAGATAACGAACCCGGCGCCCAAGTTTATTGTGCGGCCGCCGACAAAGATCAGGCGGGGCTCGTTTATGGCGCAGCTGCTCAGATGATACGGTTTAGTCCGGCGCTATCAAAACGTTGCAAGGTTAATGATTCCCGTAAGCGAATCTGGCTAATAAATGACAATTCCTTTATGCAGACGCTATCTTCAGAAGTAAATACAAAACACGGACTTAACGTCTCCGGTGTAGTCATCGATGAACTGCACGCTCACCCAAATAGAAAACTATATGAAGTATTAACCAAAGGCTCGGGGGATGCAAGGCGCCAGCCTTTATTCTTTATCATAACAACAGCGGGGATAGATAGAAACTCTGTCTGTTGGGAACTGCACGAGAAAGCAAGGGCTATTCTAAACGAAACCATTGAAGACCCGACATTCTACCCTGTGATTTACGGTCCGCCGGATGACGAAGCCGGTACTGACTGGGACTGGACCAACGAAGAGAACTGGTACAAGGTCAATCCCTCTTTAGGCCATACAATTCAGATTGATAAAGTCCGTGACGCTTTCAGGGAAGCGCAACGTAAAATCGAAGAAGAAAACACATTTAAGCAGTTACGTCTTAATATCTGGGTAAAACAATCGACACGCTGGATTAAATTAATAGACTGGGATAAATGCGGCGGCAAGGTGGACATTGAAGAATTAAAAGGAAAAAGATGTTATTCAGCGTTTGACCTTTCAAGTAGTGGGGACTTGACCGCTCTTGCACATGTCTTCCCTGTAGATGATAAATTCAAAGTTCTAATGCGCTACTGGATTCCCGCGGATATGGCCGCTGAAAAAGAAAAACACGATAGAGTGCCATACGCCCGCTGGGTACATCAGGGATATGTCCAGACGACCCCAGGTAATCTTATCGATTATGCCTATATCAGAAAACAGTTAAACGATGACCGGGCAATGTTCGATATGCAAGAACTTGCTTATGACCCATGGGGGACTGTTAAACTCCTGACAGATTTACAGGATGACGGATTTGTTATCAATGAGAAAGACAAACGCGACGGGCATCCCTTATTAGTCCAGTTCCGACAAGGATATGTAAGTATGTCACCTGCAGCCAAGGGGTTTATGGACACCTTATTGTCCGGAAAGTTAGAACATGGCGATAACCCAGTTTTAAGGTGGAATGCTGACTCAGCTGTCATCGCTCAGGATCCGGCGGGGAATATCAAACCGGATAAATCTAAGGCTACTCAGCGCATCGATGGAGTAGTAAGTCTGTGCATGGCATTGGATAGAGCTGTCCGCCATTCTAATAAACCCAAAATGTCCATTTATGAGACAGAGGGTGTTAAAACCTTTTGATGGGGGCAATAACCATAATGTAAGTTAAATCTTTTTAATGCGGAGAAAATATGAAAATACCGCTCATTAGTAAATGGTTGGAAAAAAGGTCACAGCAATCTCTGTGGAATAAAATAATAAACTCTTTTCGTTCTGGTAGCACGACTTCAGGTGTTTCGGTAACGCCTGATTCAGCAATGAGAACATCTGCAGTTTGGGCATGTGTGAGGGTTCTATCGTTCAGTCTTGCCTCTCTCCCGCTTCATGTCTACAGGATATCCGGGGAAGGCAGTCAGAAAGCAACTGATAATCCAGTTTATCAAATACTTCATCGTTCTCCGAATCCAGAGCAGACATCCTGGGTTTTTAGACAGGGTGCAATGGCTCATATCTGTCTGCATGGTAATGCATATGCAGAGATTGAGTTCGATAATTTCGGCAATCCCATAGCATTGTGGCCTATACCCCCTTGGTGCTGCGAACCGATGAGGTCAGAAAACGGCGAATTGTACTATAGGATAAATGTCCCATATGGCAGCCTTCCTAATCATCCCAAAGTCCAGACGTATGACCTGCAACCATACCGTATTTTACATATTAGGGGGCTTGGAACTGACGGCATGAAAGGGCTTTCTCCAATTCGACAGCATATGGAAACAATAGGGATATCGATTGCAGCGGAACAGTTCGGCGGGGCATTTTTCGGCAACGGCATGAATGTCGGGGGAGTGGTAAGCCACCCCGGGACGTTAACAAAACAAGGTTCCAATAATTTAAGAAATTCCCTGAATGAGGAATATGCAGGACTGGGAAATGCAAGTCGCATTATTCTGCTCGAAGAGGGCATGAAGTATGAAAAGGTCGGCATACCGCCTGAAGAAGCTCAATTTTTAGAGACAAGGCAATTTCAGGTCGAGGATATTGCTCGTATATATGGAGTCCAGTTACATAAAATCGGGCATCTTTTACACTCTACATTTTCAAATATTGAGCAGCAGAATATCGAGTTTGTTACAGATACGATGTTGCCGTGGGTTACTAACTGGGAACAGGAATATGACCGGAGGCTATTAAAGCCAGGATATTATACCAAACATTCTCTTGAAGGACTTTTAAGAGGCGACTCTGCCTCTCGCGCTGCTTTTTATAAAGAGCTTTTTTACATGGGGGCTTTGTCCCCTGACGAGATAAGAGAAAAAGAGGAAATGAACCCACAACCCGATGGGATAGGTGATAGGTATTATGTTCAAAGCAATATGACGCCCGCTGATAAAATTGATGAGTTTTTATTTAGAACTAACACTAATAAAGTTACAATGAGAAGCACATTGCCTGATGCCGTAAAAAAGATAACTGAAAGAGACAAAGCCAATATTAAACGAGCATTTCAGAAAGACCCTGCTACATTTGAGAAATGGCTTGAAGATTATAAAGAAGACTTTCAGGATTTTATGATAAAAGAAATTGGAGGCCAATAATGGAAATTGAACGAAGAAATTTAGATGTTGAATTGAGGTTAATTAATGAAGAAGGACAAAAACCAAAAATTAGGGGATACGCCGCAGTGTTTAACAACCTGTCAGAAGACCTTGGCGGATTCAGGGAAAAAATCGAGAAAGGCACTTTCGCCAAGAGCCTCAAAAAGGATGATGTCAGGGCATTATTCAACCACGATGTTAACTATGTCCTCGGAAGAAATAAGGCAAATACCCTCAGATTAACAGAGGACGAAAAGGGTTTGAACATTGAGATTGACCCCCCTGATAATCAATGGGCACGTGATCTTATGATATCAATAGACAGGGGGGATATAAGTCAGATGTCTTTTGGGTTTATTGTTTCTGATATGGGAGAAACTTGGGATTTAACCGAAAAAATACCCATTAGGACTTTAACTGAGGTTAGATTATTTGATGTTTCTCCTGTGACTTATCCCGCTTATCCCCAAACATCTGTTAAGGTAAGGGATTATTTAAGCTCATTAAAAGAAGAGGATAAACCAGTCAATCAGGGGCTAGCGCCGGAAGCGCGGGCTGACGAAAGCTTGGAGTTATATAAACGGAAAATAAGCATAGCAGAACTAAAATAAAATCGGAGGGAAAAATTAAAATGCGAAACATTGAACAAATGAAACAGGAAAAGGGCGTTAAGGTTGCTGAAGCCCGGGGCTATACTGAAATAGCCGAGAAAGAAAACCGCAACTTGACTGCCGAGGAAAAGACCAAGATTGACGGGCTACTGGCAAATATCAGGGAAATGGATGCTGATATCGAACGAGAAGAACGGCTCCAGACTCTCGAAATGGCAAAGAACCCAACCACTCCCCGCGCCAATGATAGCGTTAAAGAAAAGAGGGCAACCTTCTTTAAGGCTATGAGGGTTGGCGTCAACAAACTCAATCAGGAAGAAAGAGCTTTGGTCGAAGATACGAACGGATTACTTTTGATGCCGGAAGATCTGGAGGCTGAAATCTATCGCATCACCCCCAAGTATTCAGTTATCCGCCAATTGGCTAACGTACGCCAGACCACAAGAGATAAAGTAGCCCGCAGAAGTATTACCGATATCTCTATGGGATGGGGAAAACTGGAAACCGGTACACTGCCGACTGAATCATCTCCGACAATCGAAAAAGATTATATCTATGTCGAGGACTTGTCCGGATTGGTAAAAATAGGCCGTGACGAGCTCATGGACTCGGACGATATTCTGGCCGGGGTAATCGCTGAAGCCTTTGCACAGAAAAAAGCCGAGGTTGAGGACGCGGCCTTTTTGATAGGACGCGGTCACTCTTATGGTGAGCCGGACGGCGTGACACTGGATGCGACGGTTATAGCCAACTATATCGACCTGGATACCGCCGACACTATGGTTCCGGATGATCTGATTGATTTAAAATACGCCCTTCCCGCCAGCTACAAAGCCGGTGCATCATATATGCTTCATCCGACCACTGAGGGCACGGTCAGAAAAGTCAAAGCCGCCGCTAATTATCTCTGGGTCAATCCTAACGGTGGGGTTGCCGGAACCTTCCCTGAAACCTTCGACGGCTATCCCCTTTATAACCATTCCAGTATGATCATCCCTGCATCGGATAATACCGACAGGTCTATCGTTGGTTTATTCGGCAACTGGAAGCGTGGCTATACCATCGTTGACCGTATGGGATTGTCAATAATGAGACTCGACGAACTGTATGCTGAGTCCGGGATGGTAGGATTCCTGGGTTATTTTAGAGTGGGGGGTGGGGTAGTTAGGCCAGACGCTTTTAGAGCCTTGGATAATAACACGTAAAACTTGTTATTTAGCCTCATTAGTAATATACTATACTCATATACTAATGGAGGTTATAAAATGTTAACAACTTGCAAATGCCAAAGGTGTTCTCATTCATGGGTTGCCAGAATTAAGAATCCGAAAGTTTGCCCGAAGTGCAAAAGCCCCTATTGGAACATTCCGCGAGGGCAGAGATAATGCCAGAAATAGGGGAAATAGTAAGTAGCAAAACATTAGATTTAATTAATAGTAAGAACCGTCGCATTTGGGCAGCTTGCGAACGTTGTGGAAAAGAACGCTGGGTTCGCTTTATAAAAGGAACCCCAGAATTTAAATTTTGTAATTCTTGTTCCAAAAAGGGCAGGGAGTATAGTGAAGAGCATAAGCGCAAAAGTTCACTATCGTTCCGTGGTAATAAAAATCCTAATTGGCAAGGCGGTAAATACAATTGTCATGGATATAATTGTATTCCGATATATCCAGAAGACCCGTTTTATAATATGTCTAATGGGAAAGGAAGCATTCTTGAGCATCGCTTAATAATGGCACAGCACCTTGGCAGACGTCTTCTAAAAATAGAACATGTCCATCATAAAAATGGGGTTCGAAATGATAACCGTATTGAAAATCTTGAACTCATATCGCCTAAAAATCATGCTATCTATAAGAGCATGTGCTCTCATTGTGAGTTAAGAACGGAGATACGGTTACTCAAGTGGCAAGTAAAAGAGTTGACTCAACAACTTCAAGAAAAAATGAGAATTTAAACTAAATCATTCAGCTAAATCATCCACCAAAGGGCAGGCTTATCACCTGCCCTTATTTGTTAGACAACAATACTTAATCTTGATATTAAAGCTAATCGGAGACGGTGGAATTCCGCCTCGAGGGTAACGAATAAAATTTAAGTGAGGTAAATAATAAAATGGGAACAACTTTTGAAGGAAAAGCTAAATATAAAGGCTACATGCCTGCCGTTGGCGAAGTAGAATTCGAACTGCCCGGCGGAACTCCGTATGCAGTTGACACCGTTCAGAAATATCCACTCGGTACAATAATTAGGCGAGGTGGACGCACTTTCATTTATTCTAAAGCTGGCGGTGTCTGCTCAACAGAATGGGGCGCTTATAAATCAAAGAAAACCAATACCAATGCCGTTGCTCCGACTCAAGCAACTGCCGCAGCCCAAGCTGCTGCTTATCCTGGAGAAACATTGGCAGCCGGTGCAGCTGGAAGTTGCTATGTCACCGTCACTATCGACACAACCATTGGCGTGTTGGCAACAGGTGTATTATCGGAAAACGAACTGGCAGGCGGCTATATTGTTATCGGTAATGGTTCTGCACAGCATCCGCAAAACCGCATGATAGTCAGTCACCCTGCACTTGCTACGACCGGTGGATCGCTAACACTGAAACTTGATTCGCCATTGACCACAGCGGTCACGGAGGGCACGACCAATATTGAACTGATGGAAAATCCGTTCAATGGCGTTAAAGCTGACGGTTCAGGAGGCGATTACGTAACATTTATTGGGATGCCGACTGTTTGTGCCACTTCTGGGCAATTCTTATGGGTTCAGACATGGGGTATCTGTTGGATTACCAGTGACACTCATACTTGCGATTCTGCGAGAGACAGGACTATAGCCTTTGTTGGCAATGGCTCTGTAGTGTCCAGTAATGATGTCACAATGGAAAGTGGCTTCCAGCTGGCAGGTATTGCTATGGATGACAGTAGCAGTGGTTCCAGCAACGCTCCTTTCGTCATGCTTCAAATCATACCCTAACTTAACCCTATAGGGGCATTACAGGGCGGCAAGGTTAACTCCTTTACCTACCGTCCTGTAATGTTTATTAAAATAATTCTTTTTTCTACCCACAGGCAGGAGTAGCTATTTATTCCTGCCTGTTTTAGAGATAAGAATTCACAGGAGACTATTATGGCATTAAAGATAAAAACCCAGCCAGCCACAGAGCCAGTCAGTAGCGTCGAAGCGAAACTCCATTTGCGGGTTGATTCAGGTTCTTTTGCCGATAATTTAACCAGTGTTCAGTCAATTGTACCTGGCTCTCATAACATCGCTTCGGCTTATTCACTGATAGGTACTTCTGTTGACGTTTTGGGTTATTCCACTGTTGTCCTTTTAGAGTCTGGGACTAACGGCACAAACGGGACTGTTGATGTAAAACTGCAAGAGTCTGATAATAACACTACATGGACTGACGTGACATCTGGGGCGTTTACTCAGATAACCGAAGGAAATGATAACACAACCTATGAACTAGCCTACACGGGCATTAAGCAATGGCTCAGGGTAGTAAGTACTGTAGGAACGGCCGCATGTTCGTTTGGTGTCTCGATAGTTAAAAACGCACCAACGGGGGCAGATGACACATTAATAACTTCATTAATCAAAACCGCAAGGTCATATTGCGAAAAGTTTCAGAACAGGGCTTACATAACTCAATCTTGGGAATTATGGCTTGATGAATTCCCCCGCAATGGGCAACTTCAAATTCCCCTACCGCCACTAATCTCGATAGACAGTATCAAGTATTACGATGTCGATGATAACGAATATCCTTTTGCCGACACTAATTACTTTGTAGACGTTAAAAATGAGCCTGGCTGGATAGTTTTAAATTCAAGCATAAGCTGGCCATCAACAACTTTAAGACCCGCAAATGGTGTATGCGTAACTTTCACTTGCGGATACGGAGCTGCTTCAGATGTTCCAGAGGATGTAAAGTCAGCTATGAAGTTAATAATCGGTCATTTATACAAAAACAGAGAGGCTGTGGATACGGATAACTTAAAAGAACTTCCCTTCGCAGTAGACGCTCTCCTCTGGATGGACAGGATATTATAAATTTTAGGGGGACAATATGAACTTAAAATATCATTCTGTTTGGAATATTAAACATTGGAGAAAAGACAAATCAGGAATTTATCGGCTGATATATTCAGAAGAGGCAATAGATAGGAATATACTCCACGATACAGGAGAGATTGCTATATTATCAGCTTTCTTCGCCACTACAATGACAAACTACGGCGCTCCCCCTGCTAATCTGTATTTGGGATTAGATACACGTGCTTCATTAGCTGAAGCAGACACACTGGCAACCCTAACCGAATTAACTAAGAGTGGGTATGAGCGTAAAGCTGTTTCGAGTGCTGGAACAGGTGTAGCTGGACAGGACTTCTATATCAATCAGCCAGCGGCTTATTACAGAGCTGATTCTAAGACTGTCACTTGGACAGCAGGTGAAGATTGGGTTACTGCTGTTAAAAATATCTTCTTGTGTACCGATATAACCGCTGTTGTAGACGCTGCGGGTAAACACCTGATTGCAAGTCTGGCTCTTAGCACCCCGAGAACATTATTGAATGGGGATTTATTGAGCGGCTCTTTATATTGCGGACTTTCTGAATAGGAGTCAATATGTGGTTATCAGGTTGGGCTAAAAGAATATCAATAACCATAGCAGGAGCAGACGTTCCAGAAAGTGAAACTAACTACCCACATCTTGTTTTAATCAGTTCTTCTTCTGGGAAAACCGATGTGGATTTAACGGCTGTATTTGACGAGCTTGGAGCGAATAATCTCAAGTTAGCTATTGCCGATGATACCAATACTGAATGTTATGTAGAAGTAGCCACTTGGGACACTGTGAACGAAATAGGAGAACTTTGGGCAAAAATCAATCCCTCTACATCTGGCAATACTTATTATCTCTATTTTGACTCCACACACGCAGACAACTCTACCTATGTCGGTGTAACAGGTTCAACCCCCGCTCAAGCCGTTTGGGACTCCAATTTTGTCTTCGTCTCTCACATGAACGACAATCCAGACACATCACATATTAAAGACTCAACAAGTAATGCTAACAATGGCACAAAAAAGGGAATTAACGAACCTATTGAAGCAACTAGAAGTGTAGGAAAGGCACAAAGTTTTGACGGAAGTAATGATATGGTAGCACTTACTTCCGTATCAGGGGTAGATATTATAGACAGACCCCTAACACTAGAGGCAACTATACAACCTATAACTGGAGCTGGGGATGGATATATAATTTGTAGAAATACCGATGCAGCAGCCAATCTTCAGTATGCATTACAATGGAGCTCTAATATTGTTTTTAACTATTTAGAAGGAACTGGGCACAGGACTGATAGTAATGCTAATGTAACAGTAAATAGTTGGTATGTATTAGCTTTTGTATGGAATAATGTCGGTGTAACTCAACATTATGTCAGTGGCTCTCCTTCAGGTTCACCAAATTCTTATACTGGGGCACTAACATCCAGAACTACGTTACAGTTAGGTAGGCGAGCATTAGCAAACCTATATTTCAAGGGTCTAATCGATGAAGTCCGTATCTCCAACATAGCCAGAAGCGCAGACTGGATAAGTTTAACCAATAAGAGCTTGACAGATGCTTTGAATACGTTTGGGGGAGTAAATAATCTTTATACCGAGACTGGACACGAACAGGTTATTTTAGCCAGTCAAGGCAGTTCGGTATCACAAACAGCAAACGAAAGAGGTCATATTGTCGAGATAAAAGCAAAAACTGGTCATAGAGATAACGCCGAATTCTTCGAACGAAGAGAACAGATTATACTAGCCAAAATAGGCGGTAATGCTGTAATTCCATACGATGAGACAGGGAAATTACAAGTTATGCTTGCAAAGATAGGAGGAGCAGACTTTAAAATCAGTGCTATAAAAAGAGGTGGTGTAAATAGGGGATTTACCTCAAAACATTCAAGGGGACAACAGCAGGAGCATACTCGACCTTCTTATAGTGGCAGGAGCAGACCATGAAAGCAGGGGAATTAAAAGATAGAATCGAACTCCAGGCCCCCATTAAAAGCCAGAATAGCTTCGGGGAGTGGGTTGAAACTTTTACAACCCAAGCTACGGTGTGGGGGGCGATAAGACCGCTTTCAGGTACTCTTTTATTTCAGTCTTTACAGGCCAACAGTGATATATCAGGAGAGGTAGAAATCAGATACCGTACGGATATTCAGGCAACATGGAGACTCAAAATCGGCAATAGAATACTTAGGATCGTAACAATTATCAATCCTGAAAATAGGAACGAAAAACTTTGGATAAAATATTCGGAGGCTTTGGATTAGAGGTACTAATATGCCGTGGTTTGAACTTGAAGGCTTAGATGAATTAAATAACAATATCGAAAAATTGCTTAAATCAGTGTCTAAAGAGGAAGCCGCTCCAATTCTGGGGAAATCGGCTGATTTTTTACGGGATGATATTATTTCACGTGCTCCGTTGGGGTCGACGGGAAATCTTAAAAGAGGTATTGTCTCTAAGACTTATTCAGATTATAAAGAGGCTGCTGCTCTTGTAATGATTAATTACGGGAGGGCACCACATGCACATTTGGTTGAGTTCGGACATGCTGGGAAAAATCCCGCACCCCCGCACCCTTTTTTCCGCCCCGCATGGGATGATGATAAACAAAAAATTGAAGAAGATATTAAACAAGAATTACTAGAAATTATTGAAAGGGCGGTACCATAATGTTAGTAGAGCAGGCTCTACAATCGAAATTGGCGGGAGAGGCGACTATCTCGGCACTGGTTGGCGACCGTATTTATTACGTAAAAGCACCACAGGACGTTGTTAAACCATATATTTGTATACAGAAAATATCACAAGTTAAGGACTGTATAACTACTGGCAAGCGATACGTTAATGCCAGATTCCAGATTTCTATTTTTGGTACGACGTATTCGTCTTTAAAAAGTATCGCCGCCGCAATTCACACAGTGTTAGATAAATACTCCGGCTTAATGGGAGGTAGTAGCGGATTATGGATAAATAATTGTACTTACGACAATGAGACAGACTTGGGGTTTGACAATGATGTGGAACTCTACGGCTTAGCCGTAGATTATATTTTACTCTATGAATTAAAGATAACAAATATTTAAAAAATATAACTTAGGAGGTTATAAAAATGACAAGCGCATTACAAGCATTTGGGAAGGTACTCCGCTGGAACGGACAACTTGTAGCGGAAATTACAAAAATAACCCTGGGGGGCTATAAATCTACTCAGATCGATGTTACTAATGAGGATTCGACATCTGGTTGGTTAGAGAAAATAGGGGGAAATAAAGATCCAGGGACAATATCTTTGGAATTTAACTTTATTCCTGGGGATACGAATGGTCAAATTGCAATGGCAGCTGATTTTGCCTCGCAGGTGGTTAGAACGGCGACTATAACGTATCCGCCTGCTTCAGCTACAGTATTGACAGTAACGGGGTTTTTGTCAGATTTTAAACCCATAGATGGCGGGCTTGATGACCAATTGAAAGGGTCGGCGACTATAACAATCACCGGCGCTCCCTCTCTTGCAATTACAGCCTCAGCCGATTTGACAACCTTAACAGGTATCGAAGAGAACACCGGAGCGGCTTTGACATTTACCCCGACCTTCGATGGTGCTGTCTATGAATACAATGTGGCTGTAAATACCGCTTCAACCTGGGTTAAATTCACACCGACATTAACCGGCGCTACTATCACGATCAATAATGGAACCACCTCCCAGGACGTCTTATCCGGCGCTCAGTCCGGAACGATAGCTCTTACTGATGGAGCTATCACCAATATTACACTGGACGTTAAAGAGACCGGCAAAGTTGCCAAACAGTATAAAGTACATATTTACACGCCTTAAATCAAGCTAATTAATTATTTTTGTAAATCATACAGGGGATTCACCACCCCCTGTATTTATTTTAAAGGGGGAATTATGGCAGAAATTGCACCGTTGAAATCTATTATCATAAATGGCAAAGAGCATCGTCTTAAAAATACCATGAGAGCTGCGAAAATATTCAAGGAAAAGACGGGGAAAAGTCTTATACATGGCTTCCGTTTATCCGACCTTACGGAGGAAGAGTTTTGTATTTTGATTTGGTCTCAATTATTGCACGAAAATGATCCATCAATCACTCCTGAAACAATTATGGATGTGGATTTAAATGACCAGGATATACCACAATTGGCGACGCAATCTATAATTGATTCTCTTCCAGATAAAAAAGAGGGAGCAATCCCAAACGGGGAGAACCTCCCACTTTCCTAGAACTCTGGGCAATCGGGAGGTACGATTTACACCTATCTGAAAATGATTTTTGGGAATTGACGTTAAAAGAATTTGTTGCATTACAAGAACGAAATAAGATAGAAATTGATTGGCTGAATTGGAGAACTGGTTCAATTTGTTCTGTATTAGCGAACATCAATCGTGATAGTTCGAAACATCCGGATCTATTCACGCCCCAAGATTTTATGCCTCAACTTAAAGAGGAAGAAGAATCTCCAAATAAAATCCTGGGAAAATTAAGACTTTGGAATGCTGCTATGGGCGGCACGGAGATAATCAGGGAGTAAAAAAATGTCACTTGGAAGCTTAGTAGTTAAACTAGGTTTGGATACGACAGAATTTGAAGAAAAATTGATGGGTGTCAACTCACTTGCTAAATCGACAGCCGCGGGGATAAAACAGGAGTGGGAGCAGGTTGGCAATGCGGCTCTTGTTCTGGGAGCTGCTATTTCAGCAGCTTTGGGATACGCCACTGTCGAGGCTGCAAATGAAGAAGAGGCAATGCTCCGGCTTGCCAATACGCTCAAAAATGTCGGAGTTAATTATGATGATGTAAAAGATTCCCTCGACGATACTATTATGTCAATGGAATCTATGTCTGCTGTTTCCGATGATGACCTTTATTCGGCGTTTAATAAACTCTTGAATATTACCGGTGATTATGATGAATCTTTAACTCTGCTTCAAACCTCTCTCGATCTAGCAAAAGGGGCGAATATTGATCTTGAAACAGCTGCCAGGTTGGTGGGTAATGCCGCAGAGGGGACTTCAGTCTCTCTATCCCGTTATGGTATTGTCGTGGCAGACGGGGCAACATCGACAGAAATATTAGCCGCCATAACTGAACGATACGGCGGTAGCGCTGAAGCGATGGGAACTTCTACTAATTCAGCAATGCAAAAAATCAAATTAGCAGTAAATAATCTCTCTGAGAGCATCGGTACTAATTTGCTTCCGGCATTAAAAAATATATCTAATTTTATTGCAAAAATAATTGATGTTATCAAAGATTGGACAGACGAACATCCTAATTTGACAAGTGCAATCGTTTTAACTACTGCTGCTCTCGGTCTTTTATTATTAGGAATAGCAGCTTATATTAAGTTAGCGTCTAATGCAACTATACAGACTGTTGCATGGACAGTCAGCACTATTGCGCATACTACAGCTACTATAGCAGCTAATGTCGCGTGGGTGGCTTATACATATGTGGTCGAGGGGGCTACTGCGGGGCAGATAGCGTTAAATCTGGCAATGGAAGCTAACCCCGTTGGCGTGGTAATAGCAGCGGTGACGGCCTTGGTCGCTATTGTTGCCCTTCTAATTGTTACGTATAAAGAAATAACGAATTTATTTAAATCGAATACCGTTTCGCAAAAAGAGTTAGCTGAGCAAATCACAACAACCACAGAGGCAATCAAAAATGAAAATGACAGTCTAACTAGTAATGAAGAATCTCTGGCAGAAGCTGAAGATACATTAGCTGATTATCAAGAATCGCTGGCAGAAGCTGAAGATGCATTGTCTGATTTATATGCTCAAGAGTCTGAAGCTACAGATGAAATGAATGATGCTAGCTCTAAAGTTGATGAACTGACAAAATTATATGATGACAATGTTGATGCGGTACACGATGCTCAATCCGAAGTCGATTACTGGACACAGGCACTAGATGACGCAAATGATGCTCTTGATGCTGCAAACGATAAACTAGAAATTGATACTCAATCTTATAATGATTTAACCGATGCTATAAGTGATACCGAATCAGCTATAAAAGATTTATCATCCGCCAACCTGGAGGGGATGGGTGAATATGCCGACGAGATAGAGGCTGTACAGGAAAAAATTAATGACGTAAAGCTATCAATTGCAGAAGCCAATGTAGCTGGCACAGATACGACAGCTCTTGAGGCTCAACTAGATGCACTCAATGCGCAAAAAGACCTACTCGAAGCACAGCAAACAGCAGAATATGATAACCAACTCTATGATATCAAAAGCAAGGCTGATGCGATATTGGGTAATGACCAGGAACTCAGCTACGAAGATATAATGTCTCAGTTAACTGATGCTGGAATTGAACTATCTGATTTGAGTGCACAACAACAGGCGGCACTAGATGCCTTAAACGTAGATCAAGCAGCTGTAGATACTGCTCAATCTGATGTAAATACCGCAACAAGTGAATTAGCCACAGCCCAAAGCACTCTGGATAGCTTGAATGAAAGTATTCAGGCCGTGTATGACAGCATACTAGGCAATTCTACCGAACAATCGGATATTTTAAACTCGATAACCGGCAGTATCGCTGATCAACAAGATATTTATGACACTATCAAAAATGAAACCCTCCCCGGATTAGCTGATAGTATATCTACACAACAAGAGGCTGTGGAGAATTTAATAACATCAATCATTACTCAGCAGGGGGTAGTAAATGATTTAGGGATAGCTATACAGGGAATAAATAATGAAATCACATATTTGGAAGGGCTTTATGACAATCTTACTGGGACTGATACATATGGTACTGTCTCAACTGTTCCTGGATTGCAAGATGCATTGAATAGTGCCGCCAGCGGGCTACCTGGCTATGCATCAGGTGGCGAAATAGCAGAACCGACACTGCTATACGGTTTAAAATCGCAACAGGTTTACGCCATAGCCGGTGAAGCAGGAAAAGAGCAGGTTGTATCAGGTACTCAATCGAACTCGAATAATATTAAATTGGATCAAACTTTTAACATTTCAGCTGTAATTCGTGAAGAATCAGATATTAAAAAGATAGCCAAGGAACTTTATAATCTATCAAAAAGCGGATTAAGGCAGGTGGGTTTAAATGGCTAACTCATTTTCATTTGATGGTATAGATATGTCAACTTACGGGTTGACAGTTCAGAGCACCAATTTACCTGATTTATCGAAAGACATCCCGACAATACAGCTCATAGACAGAGCTTATGCTGGGACAGCGACAAGAACTCCAAAAACATTAACTATCAATGCCACAGTAGAAGGCGTTTCGGTATCTGATTTATACAACAAACTAGATTCGATTAAACAATATTTGGACATCGGTGAAGCTCACTTTATTTTAGATTCATTGACAGACAGATATTACAATGCAGAATTAACTGATATTTCGGGAAATAAAGTCTCTAATACAGTCTGGGGAGGTATGTTGACCTTTCTCTGTGCCGATCCGCTCGCCTACTCCACAACCGAAACATCCAGCGATTACAACATAACCACTGATCCCAAAACTATTGTTGAAACTGTTGGCGGCACCGGATATGTAAATCCTGTTTTTACCTTGACCGCTGGGGAAACTTTATCTTCAGTTACTATTCTGGTCAATAATTTAACCACAGACGAAGAATTGTCTTGGGAAGGGTCTTTAGTTTCCAGTGACGAACTCGAAATAGACGTTGAACACTGGATAGTTTATAAGAACAGCGCGGCTTCAATGTCAACAGTAACAGGTCAATTTCCGAGACTTGCACCAGGTGCTAACTCAATCAAAGTTACAGGACTATCTACCACGGGAACACTTAACATTACCTATCGAGATACATTCTTATAGGCTCGACAGTTTTTAACGGCTAGATTTGGATTCTACAGCCTCGAAAATCGAGGCTTTTATTTCTTGAGAAATATTTTGAAGGAAATAATGAAAAATAGAGTAATTATATTTAAGGCACTATTTACTGACCACGCAAAGGCAAAATTTCAGAAAAACAACATTTCGATAGTTCCGAAATGGATGAACTGGATGCCAGACTGGTTTAAAAAAATCGCATTATCCCAGTTAGGAGTTGCGGGCGCCTGGACTTTTACCAACGCGGCTAGAACTAACCTGCTGAATGGTACGTTTGATATTGATTCCGACACGTGGAAGATGGCTTTGTTTTTGAGCACGTCTAATATCGGCTCTAGCAGTACAACATATGCTGCTTTGACAAATGAAGTCGCTAACGCGTACGGCTACACCACAGGCGGAAACTCAATCACGCTCACCTTATCTGGCACAACGACAGTAACAGTAGATATTAGCACCGACCCTGTATGGACGGCTTCGGGCGGTTCGATTACGGCTCGATACGCAGTCATCTATGAGGTTGGCGGATCTATACTTTGCTACTGTCTGCTCGATTCTACGCCGGCAGACGTCACGGTTACATCGGGTAATACTTTAACAGTAGCCGCCAGCACAAGTGGCGTATTCGACTTAACATAATATTAAGGGGCTTTTATGGCAACCTTTCTTAAATATATCATCGAAATACACGATTCTTCGGGCAATCTAATCTCATATTTAGAGAATTACTACAATGCGTCTTTAACTCTGAAGACAAACGAACCACAAACGCTAGTTTTCAGCCTCCGCGGCGATGATGTTAAAAAATCAGATGTTAAACTACCAAACGAATTGTGGCTTAGAGATTACAAATCTGGCGATATAGTGCGCAAGTTCAGACCGACCAGGGTACACGATGTGCGGAGCTAGATATGTTTAATACTGCTCCCCTTAATACTTTTGCCTTTAATACCAGAGGGAGTTCATCTACAAACACTAAAATAACTCTCGAAACGTCTCATTTAATCCTTACAACGTATGCTCCAATAATAATCGTTACCGATATTTATCATCCTAAGTCTTTTAAATATATCATCGAAGTTCATGATTCGGACGGCGATTTAATCTCGATTCTTGAAAATTATCATGATGCGTCTTTAATTTTAAAAGTGAATGAACCGCCACGATTGAGCTTTAGTTTACCTGCCGGTGATGTTAAAAAACTAGAGGTGGTATTACCCAATGAACTCTGGGTACGAAATTATTTGACAGATACTATAGTCAAAAAATTACGAATTACAAATAATAAGGACAATCGATGACAACCACATTTTTAAAAGTTAAAAACAATGCAATTAGTTCGCTAGCTGCAGGTATAAGCGATTCAGATACAACTCTTGTAGTTGCGACAGGGGAAGGTAATTTATTCCCCTCCACTTATCCTTTCCATATTACAATAGACAGTGAAATTGTGAGCTGTACTAATCGAAGCAGTGATACTCTTACAATAACAAGAGCGCAGGAAGCTACTGTCGCAAATGCTCATTCGGAAGATGCAGTGGTTTCTCTAAATGTCACAGCGCAACATATTTCAGATTTGAATACTGCTGTCAATAATTTGGAGGGAGCAATACCTTCGGGAGTGATTGTGATGTGGTCTGGTACATTGGCCAGCATACCAAGCGGATGGTATCTGTGCGATGGAAATAATGGAACGCCTAATTTGGTAGCTAAGTTTATTCAGGGCATTGCAACCTCGTCAACAAATCCCGGTTCTACTGGGGGTGCTACATCAAAGACTACATCAGGTCATACACATTTAATTAGTTTTATAACCAAACACCCCGGCACAGAGACATCTTCTATTTATTGCGGGAGCTCAAATTCCCAGGCTTCAGTCTCCTCGACCGATACTATTACAGATATTAGACCGACATACTATGAGCTTGCATTTATTATGAAGGCGTAAGATGATAGAAACACAGATTGAAGCAAGTGGATATTTAGAGCAACTTTCGCACGGGATAGTTCCTGTATACGGCCTAAATAATACAGTTACAGCTATTGTAACAGGCCTGTTAACCTACCAAACATTAACTCCGTTGATTACAATAGGTACAATCCAGCCTACGAATACTCTCAGTATAAGTTGGTCCAATGCGACAATTTTAAAATGTCTTAACGATATGCTGGATATAGTCGGAGGATACTTTGAAGTTACGGATGACAGAGTATTTAACTGGGGGACAAGTATCGGAGAAGATAAAGGGCAGCAAATCAGGGTAGGGAAAAATTTAATCGGAATTGAAAAAGATGTCGATTGGGCTGGGCTAGCGACACGGCTTTACGCCGTGGGGAGCGGAATCGACTTATCCGATTATCAGCCTGAATACGATGCAGTGGATACCGATTACGATGCTACTTATGGCTATCTCCTACTAAAGGATTATAAATGTTACTCCGGCTGGACAGGCGCAGGAGATGCCTTACCGGCAGCAGGCACCGGAGGTGAAATTATTATCTATGAAATGGTTTCGGAGCAAAGCGTATCGTTTGAAAATGCAGGTGGGGCATCTTGGACTTTTCCCTTGCGAGCTATCGACGGCTCTACGGGACCATCAGCTTATTATAGTGCAAACACCTGGACAGACTTTTTAATAGCACTTACAGAGGACGAAAAGCCCGTTTTATGTACGGGAGTACGATGGTATATAGGTGCCGATTCTGATTCGCAAATTATAGATATCGAAGTACAAATAACAGAAGATGGAGACACGTGGGAGGAGGTCGTAAGTGCGTGGGATTCCGATTGGGCTACTGCCTGGGGACAATATGATTTTCCAGAACCCCGCTTGTTAACAGGTATGCAAATAAGAGTAAAGTCAAATAATTATTCGCAGTATATTTATATTTATGAGATGCAAATGCGTACTACATACTCAGATGTAAGCTCTGATTTTGTGCAGGGCGCGGACGAGCGGATTTTGAGATGTGCAATAGGTGATTTTTCAGTTGGTGCGACATATTATGTAAGCTATACCCACGCAAAATATATAAAAGACTTTGAGGCTATCGAGACTTATGGGGACATTGGGTTTGCTCAGACGTTTAACTACGCTACCGATGCCGACACTCTTTTAGCGTGGGCACAGGCTACATTGCCGACATTGAGCACACCTCCAGTAGCATATGCAATCACAGCTCTTAACTTATCGGAACTTGATGCCAATTTTGATTTCGAGGAGTTGGAACTTGGCTCTACAGTTAAAGTAATTGACGAGGATTTGAGCATTGATACGGCCGGGATAGTCCAATCAATCGAATATGCCGATTTGCTCGATCCAACAACGACGACAATCGAAATAGCTGGTAAAGTACAGGATATATCAAAAGCATTCAGGGATATTTATAACAAGATTTAATTCAGAGAGCAATAGTTATTTAAGAGGTGAATAATTTGTATAAAAATGACAGGGATAGATTAATAGGCGGCTGGATTAAGGACAAAAGAGATGAAAAGGACTGGCTTATCACTGCAAGGAAACCAATTGAGATAAAAGAGAAGTCTGACCTTTCAGGATTTTTACCTTTTGTCCTTAATCAAGGGAATCAGGGTTCTTGTGTTGGTCACGGTATCGGTGGGATTTTAACCGGTAAGACAATTCAAAAAGGAATTTATACAGAATGGATGTCACCACGTTGGATTTATTATGGAGGAAGGAAACTCGGGGGTTATGTTAATGAGGATTGCGGAACCGAACCTAGACTTGCCCTTGAATGGTTATTAAAATATGGTTGTTTGTTAGAAAGCCAATGGCAATATGAAGAAAGATTTAATCCAGTACCTCCAACAAGCGAACTTTATATAGAAGCAGTAAAACGACCTTTATTATCTTATTCCCGCGTTGTCGATGGTATTGACGGAATATGTACAGCTCTATCAGAAAATAATCTAGTGGCAATCGGATCCCCCTGGTATGATAAATGGTCTTATACAGACGATAACGGCAAACTCAAAAAGCCTCGATGTTGGGATTCTATCGCTGGCGGGCATGAGACCTTTCTCTATGGTCACGATTATAAGACTGAATATTTTAATCTTCAAAACTCTTGGGGCGAAGATTGGGGCATAGATGGCAGATGCTTATTGCCATTCTCTGCAATCAAATGTTTTAAAAAGCACGGGGGGTATGATGCTCACGTCTTAGAAATTAACTGGGATAAACTCGGTGCAATTTTAGGAGGATAAAATGAACGACGGATGGGCAAAGATTTATGACGATGGAGAAAATAAAATCTATACTCATAAATTAACATTTAGAACAGTGACGTATACAGTGACGTATTATGTGAATCCGCACTTGATATATTGTAACGAAAGTGCATTTAGCGGGAGGTATTAAATGAATACACAGATTTTAGTTTATGGTTTTATTGGATTAGCAGGTTTTACTCTGGTTGTCATAGGATCCTGGCAAGGCATCGCTGAAATCTGGGGCTCTGGGGTATCTTTGTTGACGTATCTTCTGGGTAATTATCAAAGTAATATAATCCAATCTATTAAATCTAAAATGAGGTTGTGATGGATAGGGAGAAAACAGTAAATAAAATGGTGAGTAGTTTTAATAACATATCGGGCGGTTTTCCTGCTTATCAGGATGAAATGAATAGGATATCGAATGCCAGACAAGCAGAAATATATTATCTGCAGAAAGTAGCCAATGCCTGCAACGATGTTTTAGAGCACTGTTCCAGCGTAGCAGAAAGTCTAGAGAAAGCATCTGAGAATATTAAAAATGTGAAATCGAGTCTATTTGGCGATTTAGACATTAAAGAGGTTGAACATGATTAATTTTATAGATAAAGTCTACACTTTTTTTTGGCGGGATTTTCTTTGCCGGCTCGAGCCCTTTACATATCAATTCCGCAGAATGGCAACAAAATGGACATGGATCTGGATTATTGGTTTGTCCCTGGGGGCTATTGTTTATGTAATCTGGCTGGTCTACCGGTGTGCTACGAACAAATGGTTCTGGATGATTCTATTTTCAATAATTACTATTTTTGCTTTTTGGCTAAGTTTTCACCTTGGGGGTTTTGTTTAACCGCCACTACCTATTTGTCAGGCGGTCGGTAAACACTTAAAGACATTCTAACCCAAGGTTCTCTATTCATAATAAAAATAAAAGGCTAGTTTGCCATTCTACGGGCTGGTAGATATACTCAAAGCTAAAATATAAGGCGGTATGAGATGATTGGAGATACGATACAGGTAGTTGCGACAGTGATTATGGTTTTTATCGCAGCAATTGGTTGGTTAAGAAACCGCAGCAAAGATGATCGAACCGCCGGTGAAGAAACAGGTAAGCTAAAAACGGAAGTTTCTCTATTAAGAGATGAAGTAAAAGATGGTTTTTATAAACTAGATAAACGGATGGATAAATTAAATATCCGTGTTAATAAATATGAGACCGATTCCGATGCGCGCTTTATTAGAGCTGAAACCAGAATCGATAACCTTACAAATGGGAGGCCGCATAGAGATAAAATTAAAGCGTAGATAGTTTGATATTATCTTTGCCCCCTCTTGGTATATATTTTTAGTATATACTTTGAGGGGGCAGTTTTTTTATTTCTTGAGAATATGACCTACAATCGAAATTTACAGATAATATTTTACCTTTGCCACGCCACTATTATTCAAATTAATCCATTTATAACCTCACTTAATTCTATATCACTTTCTACTTCGTTACCCCAACAGTCCCAGCCTTCTACTTTGCGGCGGGCAAAGAGTTCGATACGGGGCAAGTCGCCCATGAGTTCAATAATTCTTAGACGGGCTGATTCAGGTTTTTCGCTATGATTAGTAATTCTATCATCCAAAACTGAATGAACGGACTTTGATTTTCTAACTGGGTTTCCCTTTGTAGCCAATAGGCAAATCTCGGCGTTTGCCCTTGTCCATCCACCCATTCCCCAGAACCAAGAGTCTGATATTTTGTTTTTCTTTACCCATGTAAATGCAACTGTCCGATAATGGAATCCCCATTTATTGATGAGTTTCAAGGCGATGGGTAGGGCTGGGTAAGTTGACCACATAAAAAGAACACAGTTTTCATCAGCAATATCCCATAAAGGCAAATCTGCTAAATCTAATAAATCCATCGTTTCGTAATAAGCTTCTTCTGCTTTCCTGCTACAAGGTGGCTTATCACTAAAAACATTGTATTTCCACGGTGGGTCTGCATATATAATCTGGTATTTCTTATTACTCATCTAATCCCCTTCCAGACACGGTGTAATGGCAAAACAGGACATCATTAGAGCCAGTATGATTGGGTACTATTACTTTCTTCATTTATTCTCCTCCTTTATTTTTATAACCTAAGCAAATAGGAACTATCCTATCGCCATTATCAATAACTAACATCCTATGAGGTCTGCCAGGACATGGACAGTCTGCCTCCCACATATCTTTATCCACTTGGATTACATTATTTAATTTTGCTAATACTTCATTAATATTATTGGGTTGTTTCATTTATCCCTCCTAAATGAATCAACCAGGTACTTAATAGTCCAGATGAAACCAACCAAAAAGACTACAGCTATAAGGACTACTTCGATTAACCCTTCCCCGTAGTGATTGATATTCATTGTATAAACCATCCCATTTAAGGCAGCGTCAATAAACATAGCCAGCAGACAGCCGGTTAAGGTTGTGGTGAAAGCCAATATTACAAAGGTTATAAAGTTCTTCATTGTTATTCCTTCTTTTCTTCCGGAGCTTTCATTTTCAGAAACTTAGTACTGGCAACTATCCCGGCGCCGAAGTCTGATAATCCGTTTACAATCGTAACCGCAAAGTCTCTGAACTCATCTCTTAAATCCTTGAGTTGGGTAAATAGGTCAGCGGTATAGTCCACAGTGCCTTTGTAGCGTTATTATTGGCTAGATTGGCAATCTGTAGCCCCTTATCGGCGGTTGCTTGGGCGTTCAAGATGTCGGGGAGTAACGCCTTGATAGCTTCCTTAACTTCTCTCGATGCGGCTTCTTTTGCCTTGTCGGCATAATCTTTGGCTTCTCCGCTGTGCTCTTCGGCTTTTTGTGCTGCCAGTTCTGCCCTGAGAATTGCCGCTTCCAACTCATCCAATATAGTAGGTAAAGGCTTGTTCATAATAGGGTGCTTGATATCTAACTCTTTTTGTGATTCCAATTTTTTACCTTCCTTTTATTAGTCTAATTAATAGTAACACTACTTAGTAAAATAATCAATACCTTAGTAAAATATATTTTGCGTATTGATAAAATAAGTATTGCAATTTAGTAAAATAAGTGCTATTATACGTATATGGATTTAAAATTAATAGTAAAAGAAAAAAGCAAGGGGCTTAGTTACTCCGATATAGCTAAGAAATATAATGTTAGTCGGCAATATATTCAAGAGTGCGTTAGCCCCTCTAATAAATTACGCAGAGAAATTTACGAAATGTATGATTATAAATGTAATTCGTGCGGGGCATTGGTTGGAGAATCTGGACACATACATCATATAAAGTATAAATATAATATTTTAAATAACATAAAGAACTTACAATTACTGTGCAGGGTTTGTCATTTATATCTAAATAAAAAGAAGCCATACCCCTCTTGTAGGTATACAATAAGATTTCTAATATGTTCTCAATGTGGGATTTTATTTTATCCCCCAAAGTCCAAAAGAGAACGAAGAATTAAAAATAATAAGTCAGGATTATTCTTTTGCACAAAACACTGCCAAGGTTTATGGCTTGCCGAGACACATGGTTGGGGAGCAGGATTTAAGGAATTAATACCGAAGGGGTTTATAGTATGAATAATTTACTTGAGCAACTAAAGCAAAAGCAGGAAGGGTTAGAATTAAGCGACTATGGATTTTCCAAGTATTTGGGGGTCAGTAAGCAATTATGGCACTCTTTTAAATCGGGGAAGACTATTAAAAGCAGGAAGATAGAAATAGCGGCTCGGGAGAAGTTCCCTACATCTTTTGAGGTTGAACAGAACCGGCAAAGAAACCCTGCAAGTGTCTTGATAGCACTATGGGATAGATTATTTAAATAGATGGCTAGAATTTGATTAAAGGAGGTTTGCAGGACTATGAAAATCAAAATCAAAAAGGACTTCAAGACATTCAAGGGTGAACTGAAAAAGGGCGAGGTGATAAATGTTACACCGTATGCCGGTGAGAAGTGGGTTAAAGACGGCTTAGCAGTGAAGGTCAAGTAAGTGTTATGGGGATACAGCCTGTTAGAAGCCATATATTCAGAGACAGCGCACTCTTTAGCGGGATTGTTATTGTTGGCTCTGTTATACCCGACGTTTTCAGATTTATACCAACGGAGACGGATATGGGACATAGTTTTCTTATCCCTATTCTTGTTCTCTGTTTCGTGGCTGTTGCATATTGGATTAGACAAATTGCAAAACATTTTTTAAAGAGAGGTGCTTAAATGCCTATCTGGTTTTTATTGGTTATGGTCGCAGAAATCGGTTTCCTTTATGGGTTTGTATGGCAATACGCAACAAGGGAGGTTTAAAGGAATGAAAGTCAAAATCAAAAAGGATTTCGAGGGCGGGAAAGGGAAAATAAAGAAGGGTGCAACTCTGAATGTGTCATCTTATGCTGCACGGAAATGGATAAAAGATGGATTGGCACAGGCAGTAAGATGACGAAGATATTTGAGCCGGAAGCAAAGACAATCAAAAAGGAGGAGCTTATAAGTTTAACAGAATTGACGTGTAACACTTGCGGGATTACTAACTCAGGGGTAATCAGAAAATTAAAGTATGTGGGTGGAAGCGGGAATACAGTAGTTATTCAGTGTAAAAACGAAACAGAATGTTGGCAAAGATATGACCGGCAGAATGGAATAAATAATGGCAGATAAAATACCCGGTAACCACGAAATAACACAGGAGCTTATCGAGGCAACAACTAATAAAGTTACCGAGGCAGTTTCACAGGTGTTACAGCCACAGGTAGCTAAAAGGATTAAGGATATCCTGGGCGGTAACAATACGCCGCAAAAGAAAACAAAACTATTAATGATACTGATAGCGCAGTTAGAAAAAGGGGTTATGGAATATGACTAGAAAGGGGTATTAAAATGACAATCTTTAAAATATCAGGCAAGGCACACCAGGTATTCAAGCAGATAGAGCAACTATGTAAATGGAACAATGGTAAAACTACCCTGGGAGAACTGGCAAAAGAGCAGGAAATTAAACCGCTTACTTTTAAAGAATCTAATTATTGGATGGTGGAATAAATGGAAGAATTAAAAGAAAAACAAAATCTTATAATTATGAAAGAATCAGAACAGCCGGAGCGAATAGAAGAAATAGAACAAAGGGCATTAATCAAAGTATCCCCGCTCAAGGATATTACTATAAGTTCCCAAGTCGAAAATGCTCAAAAGGCACTCGAATACGCCAGGGGGCGGGTAATTAAATCAGTCGATGACGTAAAATCTGCAACCTCTGACCTGGCTCTTATCTCCAAGCTGCAAAAGACCTGCAAGGGGTATCTCGATGATTACACCAAGCCGATTAAGGCGCACATGGACGAAATAAGGGCGGAGTTCGATTCAATATTAAATCCGCTAAAAGAAGCGGACGCTATTACCAGGGGCAAAATCATACAGTATAACCAGGGGCAAAATGAAATAAGACGCAAGCAGGAAGAGGCGGAACGTCTCAGTCGGGAAGCCGCCGAAGCCGAAATGAAACTCAATGGCGAATTAAGCCAAGAAATTATCGTTATTGAGAACAAAGCCGAAGTAACCAAGAAAACACAGTCGGACTTTGGCGATTTGAATACAGCGAAAGTATGGAAGTTCGAGGTCGAGGACTTCGCCAAACTTCCTGATGATTATAAGGTTGCTGACCTGGTTAAAATCCGTAAGGTTGTTATTGCCGGAGTGAATATTCCGGGTGTGAAAGCCTGGCAGGAAGATAGTTTAAGAATTACGACAAGAGGAGTTTAAAATAATGCCGATTAAAGATTTATCAGATGCGGTAAGAATTCCCAGGCTTGGCAAAATCCACTTGGGAATTAAACACCCTGAAAAAGGATATCCGATGAAGACGGATTATTTCGTCTTCCCGAAAGACCACCCTGATTACGACAAACTTGTCACTGTGTTTGGCGAAAAACCGAAAGAGCTTCGAATACTAATTCCAAATGTAGTCGAAGAGCAATGGTGCTCTCAGTATTACAAAGCCTACAGTCTGACCCATGGCCTTGTGTGCAAAGGGGATGGCGAACTGGCTATGAGGATGATAGACACCAAAACGGACACGATGGTAGACAAGAACGCTACTACTGTTAATATGCTCGAGATACCCTGCCTCGGCAAGGATTGCCCGGAGTACAAAGCCAAAAAATGCAAGGAGACAATGAATCTTCGTTTCATCCTGCCGGAAGTGCCGGGGATTGGAGTATGGCAGATAGATACCGGCTCTATTAACTCAATTATAAATATCAATTCCTGTGCTTATCATATCAAACAGACG